TATTAGTTGCAATACCTATAGAATTAGTTGCGGGTAAATATACACCATTAGTAGGTATTGTAGATAGATTAGGTATAAAGCTATTGGCAGTTGCAGTAGTAAACACGCCTGTAGAGGCAGTTGTAGCTCCTACTGTGCCATTAATATTAATTGATGCTGTTCCTGTTAAGTTTGTTACTGTACCGCTTGATGGTGTACCTAATACAGGGGTAACTAATGTAGGGCTTGTACTTAATACTACTGAACCTGAACCTGTTGAAGTTGTTACCCCTGTACCGCCATTAGCTACAGGCAATGTTCCAATCAATGACAATACTTGAGCGGTTGTAGCAACTGTATGAGCGGATGTTCCATTACCATACAAAATACCAGTTAGAGTTCCTGCTTCACCAGTTCCACCGTTTGCGGCATTTAAAACACCTGCAACAGTAATCGCACCAGTAGTAGCTGTGCTAGGTGTAAGTCCAGTTGTGCCTGCTGAGAAGCTTAATACACCAGTATTGGCAATCGCTGCCCAAGAGGGAGCAACCCCTATACCACCAGATGTTAGTACTTGACCTGATGTACCGGGATTATTAGATGCCAGCACTGCTGTAGAAGCGGTATAGTCACAGAACACATTCTGTGTACCGGTAGAGAAGTTAACTGGAGTAGTTGCACTACCTGCTATTGGGGTTGTACGAGTTAAAACGCTGCCTGCAGAAGCATATGTACCTACCCCAACTTCCCAATTAGCTCCAGATTGATCGGCTATTGTGTAATATGTAGTATTGCCATTACCAATCCCTGATAAAAAAGATTGATACCCCGTAACAGCACCCAACAAACTAACAGCACCTACACCTGGCGATGTGGCGGTTTCAAGTATGCGATTAGCAATGACCAGGGCCATTTCAAATCCTTAATTAGCCAGCAGCTGATAATGTCCACGTAACGTTTATAGTGTCACCTGAACTAACTGTTTTGGAGCCTGCCGTAAAGTCGCCATCACTAAACAGTGTGCCTGTAGTGTTATCAACGGTAGAAGACCCACCCAAGTTGATAAATGCTCCCGCCACAGTACCTGAACCCGTCATAGTAAACACTACAGCAGCGCTTGTGCCTAATACGGAGGGGTTCGCATTAGTAGCAGCACTGAATGCCGGAGTTTTGCGAGTGCCAGAATATGTAGGAGCATTAGCACCGCCAACTTCTGACCACCCAGCATGTGAGGCTTGTGTATCCGTATATGCAGCAGTTCCAGTACCTTTCAACCCCATAACTACAGCGCCAGAAGCAGTATTACCCCCTAGGGAATTCATAATTAACTGCCGCCCTGGGTTGGTAGTCAAGTTGCTGATAGTATCTGACCACTTCAAAACTCCATCAGCTCCATAGCACTCTGCGGTGTATGCGCCTAAAAGATTAAAAATATCCATCTGCCCTACATTTCGGGTTACTGTAGCATCTACAGAATCACCCATACTTGTTTTTTCGTCACTCATGTTAGCTCCTAGCTTATACGAATAATTGCAGTAGATGCTGCAAATGTTGGAAAAGTAACCGTAAATGAATTTGAAGCAGTCCTTACGGACCCAAAACTTAAAACACATACTGCAGCATTTGTGCTGGCATTATATATCAAACCACCAATACACGAAAAAGATGCTGGAGTCCAAACTACAGGTTTAAACGATACATATGCCGTATTGTTAGTTGTGTCTATAGCTGGTGGAATTACTGTAAGTGCCGCACCGCCTGCTGTGTAGCCAGTTCCCGTTATCTCGCCCACAGATGTGTATGCAGTAGTAGTGTTATCCAATACCGCTGTTAAGCCGTATAAAGCAAGCCTAAATGACCCTGAAGTAAAATAGGTGTTTAGCAGGTCATATTTTAACTGAGTACACTGTGTCTGGGAGATCATGTTACTTTAACTCTTGCTTGCCCAGTCCTGTATGAATCCGTTCTTTCTAAGCCATCTCCGAGACGCTTAAGTCCCCCCATAGCCTCTTGATACTTGGCTTCGTAATTAGCTATTACATCAGCTTCCTGGCGCATAAACACACAAGCTTCCCGCATAGTACCATAAAACAATACGGGGTCGTAATTATCCCCAAGCCATGACTGCCCTGTTGCATTTGAAACCGATGCCACTGGAATGGAGAAGCCGCTGCCCGTACCTACGCCTACAGAAGATGGATTAAAGCTCAAAACATCTCCTACTACATAAAAAGACCCGCCATTATTTATCGTGCATGCAGTAACTATACCGCCAACGATAGTAATGGTAGCAGTAGCATTGGCTCCAGAACCCCCTGTAAGCGGAATCTCTGTATATGTGCCACTAGTATATAAAGAGCCACCTGTTATAGTACCTAAAAAAGAAATAACACCTTGCACTATAGTGGGTGGATAGTAGAAATAGTGGAGCTCAGCTACGTAATTTTGGTCTGGTGTAGGCCCTAAAAGTACAGACATACTGTTAGGGGTAGATAATTGAGAACCAAAAATTGCATAATGCCTGGGAGTACCTGTACTAGCCGCGTTTGGATATGCTTCACGAATAAAACTCACGTCCTTATTAAGTAAAAACGAATAATTTCCAAATCCATCTACTATTGATAACGAAAAGTTAGCCAGCCAATCAGGTGGGAGAGATAAGTAACTATTTGAAGCAGTTAATGTGCCTGTAACATTTTTACGCAGAGCTGGTAACTGTACAGTGTTGTATATGCGAGTTTCTGCTTCTTCCACGAAAACAGGGATATTAGCTACGAATAACTGCTCCGTATTCTCGGCATAGTCCTGAATCGCCTGCTGTAATTGCACGTAATTAATTTAAACCCCCTACGCCAAAGGACCGCGAGAAGTGAAGCCTTTAGTAGCCGCACCACTACCGCGCTGTTTAATACCGTCTGTTTTTGGATCTCCTTCACGAACAGGCTTTCCGCTCTGTAGTTCTGGGGTGCGGTATGCAGGAATTTCTTTACCTGGTAAGTTATCACCTTTAGCTTTACTCATGTTGTTTGCCTCCTTTCTGAAAAGCCAGTTTAGCCAAACCACGCCCAACAGCCTTAGTAGCTTCCTGTGAACGACCAATAGATTTCTTGCCGCCAGTTTCATCACCTACACTTGCGCCATCTATCTTAGCACCAGGCGATTTAGTTTTACCTTTTTGTGCAACCCCATCTTCTTTTCTAGCCATTTTCATCTCCTACGAAGTTGTAATAGTTACAGTGCCAACAGCACCAACACCCACCAAAGAATTTGTCATGTAGTTGAACATATCGTTTTGAAGCCCAACAGGAGCGAACCCCCATTCTAATGTTCGTGATGCTATTAGCGATGTTGGATATGATAGGCTTAAATCACGCCGTGGGTTGCGTACTGCCTGCGGATCTAAAAAAACATCGCTGTACATACCCAGAAGTAACTGCGGTTGATCAGGGTCAAAGCACTCTGGGCACACCATAATATTAGTTATTTTAGTCTTTATCGTTAATGGTTTCAGCTCTTTAAGCATATAGCGCTGACCACAACGATCGCATTCCGCTATGCTATTCTTACCAGAACTGAATTTATTGCCCATTATTAATTCATCATCGTATTGCGAGGAACTAGGCGTATTGGGGCCTTTTCTCGATCTTCGTCCATAGCTAACTGCAACGCTGCATCGTACATCTGTTTGAGCGCCATTATGCGCTGAGCGTCTGCGTTGGGAAGTTTAAGCACCAGCATATATGCAAGCCCAGCCACCAGGGCGTTCTGGAACCTGAACGGTATGTCCTGCACATTTACGCCGCCACCAGCATCTTGTAACCTGCGCATACGCCAGTAATGAAACACCCATGGCTGCGTGCCGTCTGGTGCTGGCCACACCGTGAACTGCGGGCTGTGATCTGGAGTTGCGCCTGTTGGGTACGTTTGCCCAGACTGCCGGTTGATCCACACCTGAATAGGCCGCCCCTGTACCAACTTGTTAGGTATCGTAGAGTACGTTGAAACTGATATCCGGCTTATATTTATGTCCGACTGGTTGTTCTGCTGCCCGGAGTTACTACGAATGACATGCTCAATAAGATCAACAGTATCAGCAGGAAGATCATATGTAATTACCCCTTGAGTTAATATTTGCTCACCTTCATCTATCGTCCATAAATTTATGCCGATGTTAGCCCATTCCGACAACAAAAAATTCAAAGAGCGGCGTGCAGTACGAAAATCATACCCACTACGTGCCTCTGATCCGGCGCGCTCGAAGGCTTCTTCCGCCAGCTCGCTTAAATCAGGGTTGAATATCGTTGTGCCGGACGTAGCAGCCATTATTTTTTCTTAAATCCCTTCAAAGTTTCTGCAAGTCGGGCTCGCTTACCTAATGTCCCAGAAGACTTAGCAGCTTTTGCCAGCTTCTTGGCAGGTATTTTTTCACCTTTCGGCACATGCAGTTGTTCATGTAAGGCACCCGGTTTCTTTATTGCTCCAGCTATCCAATTTTTAGCCACTTTGCCCTCCTTCGGGTGTTTTGTCTGCGCCTTCTTGGGCTGTTGATGTGCCTGGTGAAGTTGCGGTATTGGCTTGGACTTGGGGAACAGCCTGTGTTTTAATCTTTTCAATAAGCTCATGAACTGTTTCATAGGATTGTTTCGCCAATGAGGATAAAATTAAATTCACTTCTTCAAGCGTATGTGACAGAATAATCATATAAAGCGCACCTTAGTTTTTCCTTTAGTTTCAATACCACCGCCTCTGGCCATTTTCTTTACTTTCCCGCCTTTTTTAAATAGTGCAGCAGACTGCGGGGCACTGGGCGATGGAGCTGGAGTCATATCAGGGGCAAATAAAGACTGTGATGCATCGGCTGGCAATACATCATTTGCCAGAATATTCGTAGTCTGATTAAGTTTGCGCGCCATTTAACAAATACGCCCGCGAGTCTTACCTTTAATTTCAATACCACCACCACGAGATAACCGTTTAACAGCGCCACCTTTCTTCATCGCAGGTTCTTTAGCTTTAGTATGGCCTTTCTTCTGGTCGGCATGCTCACCAAACTTCATTTTCTTTTCGCCAGCTTCAATTTCAGGATCTTCTTTACTAACCTTGCCGCCATCAGCCATTTTCCTGACAGCACCACCTTTCTTCATGCCGGGAGGAGGGCCGCCAGCACCTGGAGGAGGGCCGCCAGCACCTGGAGGAGGAGCACCCATACCAGGAGGAGGGCCTTGTGGGGCTGCCCCGGGGGGAGGGCCGCCTTGTTGTTGAGCAGCTTGTTGCATGGCCGCTTGTTGTAGGGCCTGTTGCATCAAGGCGTCGCGAGCTTTACCTTCAGAACGTTTTTTCATGTCACCACCTTTTGAGAATTTTTTGCCTTTATCCGCAGAAGCAAATTCTTTGCCTACTGCTTGGGGAACACCCCCAAACCCACCTTTTGTATGCGCCGCTGCACGCATTAACCTAGCTTGTGCCGCCGATTTACTAGGCATTATTTACAATTCCATCTTTTCAAGCTTGCGGCCTTTCTTGTTGGGCGACCTTTTTCATCCTTCATTGGGCCGGGCATTCCAGACATCCGCGCACAAAATGATTTTTGCCTTGCACCGCCTTGCGGCTGCGGAGCCTTTAAATGACTTCCAGTAGCCTTGTTGTACTTGGCGCGGCCTTTAGCTGTAAGTCCAGCACCCTTATATACCGGAAGCTTTTCGCCACGCCCTACGGCCAAAGATACTTTTTTAGTCATTTCCAGTGCGTCTGAAGATTGGCCGCAATATATCCGGTAATTCCAACAACTCCGGACCATACTAAAGCAGCTAAAGACTTTTCAATAATCGCCTTACGTAACTCCGCTCTTTCTGCTTCGGCTTGAATTGCAAGCCTCACCCACTTTACTTCTTCTATGCTAAGGGGGTGTACGCGCAGCGCATCAGCTACCGCTTCTTTGATCAGGTCCGTTACGTTTTCTTTTGTATGGGCAAGTATGTCTTCTGAAAACGTTTCTTTAAACACAGTATTATCCATAACAAACTGTAACGCCAGTAACATTTACTACTGTAGCGTATACGCCGTTGTAGGCTAGAATTCCTTCCCCCGGAATGTCGATTGAAATCGGGTTTGTAGACGTTCCAAAGGCAAGTTGGTATATGACGTTGCCAGAACCGGTAGTGGCGTTGTCGTACAAAATAATTGACCCTGCAGTACCTGTACCATGGGCCAAAATCTGCTTGACCCTAGTACGCCCTGCAAAAAGTGCGGCGGACGTATTGGTATACGCCGCTTTTACGTCTGTCTGCATCGTCATGATGATTCTCCTTTAGCAAGAGCCACCATGTTTCATTTTCTTCACTTTATGCTGCTCATGTTCATGGCCATCGCCACCATAAAACTTTTCAACATGATCTACATTGTGAATGTGGCCCCCATCAGCATGCTCAGCCATCACGTGTTCATGATACATTTTGTGCTTCGAGCCCTTGGGTTCTTCTTTACCGTCTGCATTTTTATGTGCCATGACTAGCTCCTAATTAAACGTTAAGGTAGGGGTATGTAGTTTGGTTGCCCAGGTTGCTATCCGCTTGGCAATACTCCAGCTGCAGATAAAATAACCCAGCTAGTGAAGTGGCCGTAGTAAGCGCAGTTCCCACTATAGCCAGGGTAAACACAACTTGTGACAAATTAGGCGCATTAGCCTGCAGAATATCCGTGCTGGTGCTGTTCAAGTTTGTAAGGGTTGTTGCAGTAGCAGTAGCGATGGCTTGCCAACCAACAGCAGTAACGGCTGCGGTAGCAGCATAAGTAGGCGTACCAGCAGCTGCTGTGTAGTTATTTGATACATACGGAGTTAAGGTAGTCAAAGCTGCTGTACCGCCTGCCACTGCAGGAACGACTCCGCATCCGATGTTAATCTGCGTGATTATGCTGCTCGTAGGAACATACATCACAACGCCGCGATAGATGTTAGTGGCAGTATCTGCGGGGATTGTTTGCACAGCAGAAGGATACGTAGAGGAGCTCGGAGTATAAACTGTAGCAGCCAGATTTTGTCCATTGGCACCTGAAGCATAGTTACTGGCCACAAATACACCGGAACCGCCTGCATAGTTGGCAGTTTGCGCATTAGTTACGGAAAGATCAATTACTGCGGTTTGAAAGAGATTGGTGCTGCCGACATTACGAAAAGCGCTTTGACGCACAGTACCCGACAGAATCGGGCCAGCAAACGTGGAACGAGCCATGATTTTTCCTTATGCAAAAGTACCCACGCCATCGTTGCATCGTCTGCTGGGGCAGTGCGGCGGGGCAATCACCCAGGTTTATGTATATATACTCCTATTCTTGTAGTAGTGCAATAGGCTTTTTGATACATTTAAACTGCAGCCCTTTGTAAAAGACCCCGCCGAAGCGGGGTCTAGTTTGCTGCAAGTGCTTAGTTTAGAACGAACCAGGTGAACCCCAGACTCCGAGCGGATCCGACCAGCCAAAGCTGTACCGCTCTCTACTTTTGTACCGAACATTTCCCGTATCAAAGTCACCATCCATGGAATTCTGCAGAGGTGTACGAACAAAGTGCTTCAAGCCATTTGGCACATCGGTGGTGAGGAACCAAGCATTTACGTCAGTCAAGAAGTGATTGATAACGTAGCCTTCTGCAACAGTACCGTTGTTATTAATGGCACTGATGTCATTGTCAGTAGTTCCTACACGCAGCTTAGTATCCAGCAAACGGGTAGCAACGAACTGCAGGGTGGGAGGAATAACTAGCTTCTTGGGTTTAGCAGCAAGCAACAAGCCGCGTTCATCTGTCCAAGCAGCAATTTGAATGGTGGCAGCTTCAATAGCCGTTTCATTCAAATCCACACCTGCTGCAGGACGGTTAGCATTTACGCCGCCGCCAATCAAGGGGTGTGAGGAAGAGAACAAGGGCACAGCATCGCCACCGTTGTAGCCGGTAGTAAAGCCGTTGTTAAGGATAGATGCAGCCTTAACCTGTTTGGTATATGCCATACCACGAGCCAAGGCCTTGGTATACCGAGCTGACAGGCTATCGTACAAATTGTCTTCGATAGCTTCTTCAGTAATTGCAAAACCCAAAGCAACGGTTTCATGTTGATACCGAGTCGTCCATGCTTCTTGTGCGGTGTCGTAGTCGATGCCTTGACCTTCAACCTTTACAGGTGCTGCACTGAAACCAGACAGCTTGGTTTCTTCTTCAAAGCTACGTTCAGAAGTTTCTTCCTCATAAATTTCTTTATGCTCTTCGCCGTAGCGCTTGTACTCCAACCCAAATAAGGCATTAAGCCCTGGAAGGAGTTCCTTTAACAGTTGCGATCTTGAGATGGCCATTATAAAACTCCTTAGTTGGGGGTTGAGTTGTAATACGAGTGCACGCCGAAGTTAAACTTAACAATCACTTCAGGGTACAGATCGTTCACACTCTCAAAGTTTGCGGAACCTGGTACCGTTTGATTACTGTTCAGGAAATCAACAATGCGTACTGCGTAAGTAGCAGTAGATGCGGATGCTGAAGACGCGGCCAGGGACCAAAGAGCATTACCAGTAACAGTGCTGCCACGGTTTGCATCAGCCGTTGAAGTAGGAACCTTCAATTGAGCATTAAGGCCGATAGGCAGTACAGGAGTGCCATAAGCAAAAGCAATGGGATTGGACATGCCTGTGAAGGTAGTGCCATCAGATTGGATCAGGAACAGTTGATCTGGATCTTCCACAACGCGAATAAAGATGTTGGTATAGCCAGCAGTAATTGCGTTAGCTGGCAGATACTGCGCATACAGAGGATACCCAAGACTATTGCCTGCTGCTAACTGGTAGCGAACACCAACGCAAACACCAACCAGGCCAGAGGTAGTAGTAGTAGGGCCAGTCACTGCTGCAGTATATGGCGCTGGAATGCCTGCAGCCGTAACAACCATATCACCGTTGAAAAAAGCATAAGTATTATTAGCAGTCAGCGGGATTTCACGAATTCCGCCCCCATTGAACTTTTGTGATCCAATGAGGCTAATAGGACGTAAGCCGAAAGGACTTGCGATTTTAGCCATTTGAAAAACTCCCTAAGTTAATTATCACCTGTTCCGAAAGTTACCTTAGTTTTGCGGTCCTTAAACAGGGGCATACGCGGGTCACTTTCTCGCATAAAACTGTTGTCTACGGAAACAATCTGGTTTTCAGCCTGTTTCTCATAGTACTTATTACGTTTAAGCATTTTCTCTTCCGGCGCTTTACACAGCATCAGCCCACCAATTTCGATGTTGCCTGATGCATCCCCCAAAACTTCCATCTGCGGTTGGTCAACAGCCTTTACGGGCTCCCAGCCTTCACGCATTTTCTTGGAGACGTTAGAGTTGTCTGGCTTACTCATAATGTGTGTTGCAATCCACCTGAAAACCCACCCTGGTTCCGGTATAGGTTCTGGCAATACGCCAGGAGGTATATACGCATCATCTCGCATTTGCTTATCACGGGTATTCATTTCTCGTTCGGATCTAGCCATTTTAATGCTCCTTATTAACCTTGTTGTTTAGCTACTTGTTTAGCGTACTCTTCAAGAGGGACGCCTAAGCGTTTCGCTAGAGCTACCTGTGTCTTGGTAAGCACAACTTTCCGTGTGGCCGTAGAGCGAGTAGCCGGAGCTACAACACTGTTTGGTTTGCGGGGGGTTTCTGGAGACTGGCTGATTTCCTCGAAATATGAGGGAAACCGTGAACGAACGCGAGCATCAATTTTCTTGAAGTACTCGTCAGAGCGGGGATCAATCCCGGAGTGAACTAACTGCTTATGCGCTATCAGAGCCACGGAAGTCATTTCTTCATGATCTGGGATATCTGTATCGCCAAACCATGGATTGCGGGCCTGCCATTTGGCAGTTTTCTCGTCAATCCTGGGTGATTCTGGTTGCTGTTGCTGATTATATACAGGAGTTTCAGCAGCTTGTAAAGGGGCTGGCCTAAAGTTCTTTGCCTGGGTCAACTCCAGTGTTGCCGCCATCATCTCTTCCTGGGCCGCCACAAGGTCATCTGTATTAAAATCATCGTGGGCTTTTTTATACTTTGCCTTGGCCATATCAAGTTTGGCCTGAGCTCCGGCTGCAGCTACCTGCCCATAAGCCTGCCGCCCATTATTGACATATTCTTTTAACTGTTTGTTTTCATTAAGAATTTGTTGGGCATAACGCTCCAGCTCCAGTTTTTCACGAGTGGTCTGCTCTTTTGCGCGCCGCTCATCATGCCTGGCATGCGTCAACTCACTTATTCGCTCCTTTACCTGAGCGCTATAAGCCTGCAATTCCTCATCAGTTGGATCTTCCACTGGTTTTGCAAGGGGCTTTCGGCCTTTATCATAAAGCGGCGTATCATCAACAACCTCTATATTTGCTGGAATATCCTCTTCCACAGAAAACTCAACCTTACCACCAGCTTCATCAGGAAACGTAAAAGCGTCCACTTCTACTGGTTTTACTGCGGCTGCTTCAGCCATGATTAACTCCTTTCAGTGCGCGGCAATTAAACGTGGTGCCGTGATAATCCACGTGGATCTTGAACTGTGCCTTCTACCTGGTCATCATTAAGCATGCGGAATTCACGCCCCCAGATCTTAAACCGCGTACCAGAATAGGTACGTACTATGATGAAATCGCCTTCCTTACACCATGCCACACCATCAAACTTTGGATCTTTATAGGCAGTGGGGCCCACTTTAACTACAAACAGCACCACCGTCGCAATTTCATCTTCTTTGCGATACTGGTCTGGACGGACTATAGTATCAGAACCTTCAACCTTTTCAGACACTTCCGGCAGCGCGCACAGTATTTTCCATCCTGCTGGCTCTGGCAATTGTTGGGCTTTTTCCGCATCAGAACGAACATCGCCTGCTGGTTCTTCCAGTACTTCAGCTTCATTTAACGGGTTTATTAGCGCAATCCTACTCATCTTCTGGTTCCTCTTGGGTTTTAGCGATATCTTTTACAATATCGAGTGCTAGGGCAATCCCCCGCAATATTCCGCAGGCAAACTTGTATTCATCAAAAGACTTAAAAACCCCTCTCATTATCTCTTCTTGGTGAACAGTTTCCACTCCTTTCAGGCGTTCTTGCACTACTTCGATGACTGTTTTCATCCTTTATCCCCCTTGGCAGGCGCAGGTTCTGGCTCAGCAGCTTGTATTTCAGTTTGTTGTGCGTGCTCTGCAGCTTGCTGGCTAGCCTGGTGTGCATGCTCTGTAGCCTGCTGTTCGGCGTTTTGGCCGTGTTGCAGTATTTCAAGCCCTTCTTTATGCGTGTGTTCTTGATTCTGCTGCTCATTATCCTGACCATGCTGCATTATCTGCAGAGCTGCCTGGTGGTGGTGGTCGTGTTTCTGCTTCTTGTGAGCATCCTGGCGCGCAGCCTGCCGATCCTGCATTTCAGCTTTGTGCTTGGAAATATCTACACCTGTCTGCACTCCTGTCTGTTTCTCTTGGGACTGCAGGGTTGCTTTCTTGTGGGACAAATCTATGCCCATCTGCGTGCCTTTAAACTGCAAATCCTTCTCTACCTTATCTTTATCAGCCTGGGCTTGTGCGGCACGAAGTTGTGCATCACTAGCAACTTTAGCCTTTTCTATCTGCAGACGCTCCTGGGCAATCTGGAAGTCCTGTTGATCTTTCTGCTGCTTACGCTGTAACTCGCCCATGGCAATCTTCTGGTCCTGCAACTGTGCTTGTATAACCGGATCTTGCTGGTTCTGCTGTGCCTGCTTCTGGGCAGCCATTTGTTGAGACTGTGCTAGTACTTGCGGAGCTGCCTGCGCCAGCATTTTTGACAACTGAATCTCCATTTCAGGAGGAACTTCATCATCCGGCATCGGTAAGTTCATACCCATGGCCAATTGCATCTGCGCCCGATATTCAAACCCCACATGCTGGGTAATGTGCGCTTGCAGCGCAGCTTGTATGGCTGGAGCTTGTGGATTTTGCCCGATCAACTGTTGAATCATCGGATCTTGCATAGCCATCTGGTGAACCTGGATGTGTGATCTGTGATCCTGAAACACGAACGCTTTAAGTGGTTTGCACTCAAGCGCATCCAGATTCTCCGTCACTGGATCTGTCGGTTTGCTGTCGTCATCCTCATCGGGAATAATCTTATCAATGTTTTTAATGCCCAGCACACTCAGCATCTGGCGGTGCAAATGAGGCAGATCATAAATTTGTGGCGCTGTAGTAGATAACTGCACAGCTGCCTGGTACTGCACAACGCGCTGCGCCATAGTTGAAGCGTTCGGATCTGATACAGGGTAAATATTCGTATCATTGTAATCTTCCTGCTTGGCCCGCTTGCCTTTAGGCGGCGTGAAATCATAATCTTCCGGCGCGTTATTTTTTATGATTTCGGCCAATAACTGCAACTCTTGTTTGAATGCATAGTGCACTCGCGCCTGTACTGCAGACATTACTTTCAGTTGCCGTTCCAGAATTGCCAGAGTAGATCCGACAGGGCCCTGGTTGTTCAGATCTGGAATTATGGAGTCGCTGCTGGATGCGAACGAGCGCCCTTCTTCAATAATAGTACCCAGCAAATTAAACAACGTTCCGCTTGGTTCCTTATATGGCAACGGCATGATGTTGTCTTTAATCGTGCCACTACCAACATCCACATCACGAAACTCTCCCGGTGAAATTGGAGTGTCATCACCTTTAATACGCAGCCCGCGAGTTTTTAATCCACCTGGCAAATTAGCCAGCGTACCTGCATCAACCAATTGGCGCGTTAATGACGTAGCGCTTTTAGCAAACCCGCCAACCAGATGAATCAACCCGAACCCATAAGCTCCGAATCCAGGAATGTACTGATAGTGTACGAAGTGCTGCCTGCGAATTTTATCTTTGTCACCTTCTTTCCAGTTGCGGCGAATCGCTACAACTTCACCATCTTCCAGTATCGTAACTACATATGGCAACGCTAGCCCTGTGGGTTCCCCGCCTTTATCCTTATCTTCAAACCCCGGCAGATCAAGATCAACTAAACTTTCATACAACGTATGACGATCATCGTTTATTGCACTAAGCCCGGACTCTTTATCCTTTGCTCGCTGGATAGTGTCTGTGCTCATCTGCACAGGCTCACCAATATCAAACTCTTTATAAAACCCGGAATAAATTAAGCGTTTGAGTTCATTCTCAGTCTTGCGCATCATGTGCGTTACACGATGGCATGTAGTTAACTCTGATGTGCCATATGGCAGATATACATCTTCTGCTGGAACAAACACAGACGTCTGGCGGTTAAGTGTGGCATCTTCGTAGACTTTCTTGAACGCTGATCCTGCTGTTGCCAGGTTCCACAGCATCCGTTCGTGCTCAGGACGGAACTCCGGCATCTTTTCTGTGAGGATATAATTCATGTCCTCTTCAACACGCGCTGCTGCATCTTCCTTCTCTGGTGTTATGTCCCCCAGGATATGTGTCTTGACAGGCCCCGCTGCAGGGAATGTTTCCAGTATTGTTTCTGCCTGGAACCTTACAACAGCTTCCGTAATCATCGGGTGGAATATCCCGCATGCCCCATCCCACGGCTCAGTACGCTCTTCATAACCGAGCCCCATCAACTTGATGCCTTCCTTGTATGTCTTCTCCCACTCTACCCGACTGCGTTTATCATTGCCTATATCCTCCAGCAACTCAGAACCTATGGTGCTGAGCTCTCCTTTATCCAGATACTCTGCCAGGTTCACAGCAAAATCTTTCTCGCCCTTCTCCAGGTGAATTTCAACTCCGCCCGCATTTATTGTTACGGCTTCGGGATCCTCAATTTCAATCTCCACGCCCGGCTCATCCGGTTCTTGCTCTAGCTTACGCAT